ATTACCCATCAATGTTCGCTAAAAGAGAGGTTCCTTCATTTATACGTAAGCAGAAGCGTAAAAAACGCGTCTTTAGGAAGTGATGAGCAAAAGCTTTAAATACTAATAATGATTAATTAAATACAGTGTAGTGTAATGACAATTGTCTAGACAACAATAAAGAGGTATAAAAAAATGACATATTTCCTAGGTAGAGACGTAGACGTGTTCTTGACACTCGAATCAAAGGTCACCGCAAGCGGCCTTGCTGTAGATTCTAACGAGAGAGTCGTATTAGCAGCAAACGCTAGTGCAACTATCCCAGCGATGGCTAACGGCGCAACAGTGGCATCAGGAGCAATCTTAGATTTGACAGGAGTTGACCTGTCCATAGGCGTTAGTGATGAAGACGTCGGTCCTTTCTTTGGTCAAGAGACCACTCAATCTATTGAGTTAAGAAAAGAGACTACACTAACCCTAACAAAGAAAAAGAACGACAGTAAGTTCGATGTAATATTTAACGGACCCTGTTCAGGCACACAATTCATGAATGCATCAGCATCAGACCTTATCCAAGCAAAAAGGCAAGGAGCAAGATTTGGTATTAACTTTTCAGGTGCAGCAATGAGGATGAACGATGGATTAGAAAATCCAAAATTAGTAACAGAGAGTGGTACAACCACAGCATCATGTTACGGTTACAGACTTCATGTAAGAATGAAAGATGGAACTAGCGGAGAAGTTTTCGTAATGAGAAACGCAGCTTTCGCAGGACATACTGTAAGTTTAAGTGCAGATGGAGTACAAGAAGAAACATTAGAGTTTTCTTCTATGACAGCACCTATCGTTCACACACCCGGAGATTCAAGTGGTACGGATTTCCTTACAACACTAACCCCAACGGAGGAAATGTAAACATGGCTTTCTTTTTGGGTAGAGATGTTGATATATTTATTAACACAGAAGCAGTACATCACGCTACTGCAGCAGGAGTCTTTGTAGACGCTGCTGGAGATTTAGCAGTTACAAGCGGTTCTGGAGACAACACTTTTGCTTTACCACTAGACAGTGGAACAAACGCAGGATGTGAAGTTCAGAACTTAACTGGTGTAGACGTATCTATCGGCGCAGTCGATGAAGATATTACTTACTTTGGTGAACGCTCTGTAACAAAAGCAGAAATCAAAAAAGAAACAGTTGTTACTTTAACAAAGAAAAAGAGCAACAACGTTTTTGATGGTGTATACAACAATGGCGGAAGATACGGTGTATCTGGTGCAACATATGGAACTTCTTTCTCAGATGGTCTTGGAATGCCAAGCCAACAGAAAGCTGGTTCAGATATTACATATGGTTACAGAATACACGTAAGGATGAAGGGTGGAATAGAAACATTCAGTATCCCTAACGCTTGTGTACAATCACACACAACTACATTAAATGCAGATGGAACCTCAGAAGAGACAATAGAGTTTATGTCATACGTAACTCCATTGGTTACCACCGGTAACGTAGCTACTGACGAAACAACTGCGGCTAATATATAGACAGGTAAGGGGGTTGTCCCCCTCCTTCTATAGGAGAACTAATAATGACAGAAAAAGAAACTTGGTCAATGGAAGATTTGATGAACCTCACTGATGAGGTACAAGAAGAAGGAATGGATTTCAGAGGAAAGACATTGAAATTTCAGTACTGTGAATTAACAGAAGCTGAAGAACCTAAAATGAAAGGTTTGAATGACGCAATGTCTGAAGAAGAGAAAATGGCATTTTATCAAAAAATAGGTTCCGACAGGTGTCTAAAAATGATAGAAAAGGCAAATTCTAAAAATCCAGACGGTGAAACATTAAATGCAGATACATGGAATGCTTTACCAACAACACTAAGATATCAAATCGCAAACAAAATATTAGGCGTCGAAGGGGAAGTGAAAGAAAATTTTACTCTCTGATGCTGGAATCGCCTGATGCGGTACTCGTTTACATACCTTTAATGAAAGGATTAGGAATGAGTTGGAATGAGATTAAATGTACACCTAGATTGGAATTGGAAAGTCTCTTAAGTGCCATGTATGAATACGATACAATGCATTCAATGGATGGTTATGATGATAGAGATATTAATGAGATGGCAAAGAAAAAACCCTCCATACGGGCTAGTTATACTAAATATTTAGAAACTAGACGTAAATACGAGGTAATGCTTGGAAAGAAAAACAAAGCAACCTTTGATGGATTGATATAAAATGGGTTTTGCAGGTCAAATATTTGCAGCGCGTGTCGCGGTCGGATTAGCTGTTCCTAGCTCGCAAGCTCTAAGTAGTGCGGGTCAAACCCTCGCTAATGGTGTAGGAGCTATTTACGGCCGTTTAAATAAGAAAAGAATTGAATCTGCTAAACAACGAGAAGCTCAAGCTAAGCAGGAAATGAATAAAGCAAATAGTGACCTTGAAAGGTTCAGAGCTAATGCTGGTGCCAGACTAAGAAGTGGTGCTGCAACTGAATTAGCTAACCTAGATAAAAATTCTAAAGCTGTTTCTAACAGTGTTAAAAATTCTGCTATGAGTGCCAAGGGTCTCATGGCGGGTATGCAAGCTACTTTAAAACCTAAATTAGCTGGTCAATTGATGGCTGGTGTATCTAAGAGTATGGGTCATTTAGAAAAAGCCCAACAGATGACTAGAAACTTCCTTAAAATGAAAAAGTCAGAAAGGGAGATAGTCATGGATGTAGCCAAGACTAATCATAAAAATGCTATACAAGCTGTCAAAGATAACGAAAAAGAAAAGATAGCTGTAGCAGATAAAATAAAACTGGTCAGAGAGGAACAACAAGCACACAAAGATATACAAAGTAAGAAAAGAGGAAGACCTTCCCAGAAATTTAGACAAGAGCAAGAAGCATATGAAAAACATATAGATGCACTCAATGGTGTAACAGAAGGATTAACTAAAAAAGATGCTAAACTACAAAAAACTGTTAGTAGTACTGAAGAAGAACTCAATGTTATGGGTCATGTCAATAAAGCAAGAGAGCTGGGTATAAAGAGTTCCAAAGACGAAGAGAGACAGTTAGATAAAAACGCTAAGGCAAAAGAGAAAAAATATAACAAAGCCACAAAAGAAACCGCAAGGGTATTGAAACAGGCTACAACTGCAGCTACAGAGTTTGGGCGTAAGATAGCTTCGAATGCCCAATCATTAGCTGGAAACTTCAGTAATTCATTAAGAGACACCATAGCAGTTATGACTGCATTCTATTATAAATTGAGTCAGAATACACAAGAATTGATTAATTTTGAAAGAGAGTTAATGAATGCAAATTCTGTGTTTAATGTAACCAAAGAAGAACTGTTTGAAACTAGTAATCAGATAGTACAATTTGGTCAGCAGTTTGGTATTGAAATGCAGAACGGTGCTACCGGTCTTTACCAACTTGCTTCGGCAGGTTTAAGCGCTGAAGAATCTATGGCAATGTTACCTCACACTTTAAAATTAAGCGCAGCTGTGCAAGGTGACCATAATACGATAGCTAAATTAACCACACAGACAATCGCTGGTTTCGGTATGGAAGCAGAAGATGCAGCTCAAATAACAGATAAGTTTGCGCACGCTATTCAGAAGTCTTTAATTGAGTATGAAGATTTATCAAGCGCTGTTAAGTTCGCTTTACCTTTCTTTACCTCTACAGGGCAGAGCTTAGACCAGATGTTGGGGGCTTTACAGGTATTGACCAATAGGGCTTTAGAAGCAGGTATTGCAGGTCGTGGTTTAAGACAAGCGTTATCTGAGTTTGCTGAGAGCGCAATGGATGCTGAATCTGGCTTTAGGCAGATGGGAGTTGAGATATTAGATGTTGAGGGCAATATGAAGCCGTTAACTGAGATAGCTGCTCAGTTCAATGCGCAGTTAGGTGAGAACGTCAACAATACAGAGTTACTAACTACTCTGATACAAGGGCTGAATGTGCGTGGTGCTACTGCGTTTATCCACTTAGTTCAGGCCTCTGACGAATTTACCGAAGCTGTTGAGAACTCTAAGAATGCTGGTGGAGAGCTAGATGAGATGGTTCGTATCCAGACTGAGTCTATGGCGGCACAAATCCAAATATTAAAGAACAATGTACAGATGATATTTTTCCATGCTGATGGTGTAGAAAGAGCTAATGGCGCAATGAATGAGTTTCATAGTGCTATAATTGATGGTATAACAGCTCTACAAGAATTATTTGTAACACAAGAAAATGGACAATATGTATTAACTTCATTTGGACAGGAAATACAAAATATAGGAGTAAATGGTGTAGCATTGTTTACAGACTTACTTAAAGACTCTATCGAATTAGTGAGAGGATTCACACAAGAAGGTTTGGTTAGCACAGACATGTTAAAGTTATTTACATTACCATTAAAAGTTACTTTAGAAGTATTACAGATGTTAGGACCTAACTTTGTAAAAATGCTTTTATATTATCAAGTTCTTAATAAGATATTACCAATCACTATAGCTTTGGAATCTGCATCAAATAAAGAAGGTATGCTTAGAAATGTAA